CGTTAAGTGTTGAGTATTCAAACTCTATTCCCCAATCAGACCCAAAATTAGCGCGATTAAGCGGAATGAAATATACCGAATCAGTTGACGTAATTAGTGAAACATCAATAGAATCAAGATATGGCCCGCGCGAATATCCGGTTAATGCTATAATTGCAAAACCAATTAACAAAAGTATTTTTTTCATTTGATTTTTATTTTAAAACGTTTATACTTCGATATAGTTTGAACCATCTTCGCTGATTATTAATACATCTTCTTCATCGGCCAATACCATCAATGTTTTATCTATTTCCATCAATACCACTGTATGCCTAGCTGATTTAACGGCAAAATCCCAACTATCAACAATAAATAATCTACTATTTGCAATAAGTATACTAATTAAATCCATTTGCCCTAAAAGAGATCCTGATATTCTAAAACGATTTTGAGAGTAAATTTCATCATACATCTGCAAAACAAGATTAATAAAGCTATATGTTTCTGTTGATCCTTTTAAATTCCAACTGTATGCAAATTCCATACGTGTACCCGTGTCAACCATTATAGTATTAGCAAACGAATAAGACGGTATTCCTATTATATGTATTGATTGACGCGGATTAGAATCAGCTAAATCAAGACTTACCTCTTTGTTTATTAAACCTAAATTATTCACAATTTCAGCAGTTCTTTTAGGTACTATAGCATTATCCATATTACGAACCGTAACCTTTAAGGAGTTAAGATATACCGTTAAGTCTCCCAAGTGTACAGGAAACCCGTATGTAGTAGCCCTGACAATTAATACTAACCTTCCTTCAATTGTAGCTCCGTCTAATCCTCCTTCGTGCAATAATGGAACTAATGTACCTTTGTACTGTGTTTCTTTTGTGGTTGCATTTGACGTATACAATGCTTCAAAACTTGAAGCGTATACCCATCCAGTACCTGCCTTATACGATATGATATTAGCATAATCCGGATTATACATTACTATACCTATTTCAACATGACAATCACCTTTAAAATTAAAAGTTACTTCTATGTCTTCGGTTGTTTTTGCCCAACCTAGATTAAATGTTATTCCATCAAATCCTGAGTAATTAAGCTGTGGTTTGATTAATAATTCTCCGTCCTCTTGATCTATCGTATAAGGATTCAACCAGTTTGTTCGTGCAGTAAAATCATAAGTATCTTTAATAATATTTTCATCCGAAAAAGTATTTACGATTTTAATTTTACCAGGCGCGTTATCAATTTCTACATTTGCCGAATGATCGGTAAATACATTCAAAGGTGATCCGGTTGCGGATGTAACTGTAACTGAATTGTTAATTGTTACAGTTCCGCCGTCTGACCCATCGCCATTTACAACCCATGCTGTAAATGATGCCTTTAGCGATGTTATGCACTCAATATGCCAGCATAATCCCTCGTCTGCATTATACGCCTGAGTGATCCTGCAAAATAAAGATGAAAGGGCTAATTTTAAAGCTGAATAACAGTCTAAATATGTTTCACCTGATCTGAATAAGGCTCTATTTACAAATATCTGCCTCAAAGAAGTTGAAGCCTCGCTTGTTGTTGATTCGTAAAATATACTTCCATCGATTATTTTGTAATCTAATCCGTATGAAATTTGACTTATGCAAGTCCTGATAACTGACATAACAGACACAAACCCGCAAAAACGAACATCTTCATCTTTGTCTTTATTCGTCAGTACAAAATCGCCTGCTACTATCTTTTCATATTGCGGAACATAGGTCTTATTTTTAAGTAGCGATATACCGTCAACGGCAAGGATCTTAACTTTATATCGTCCGTTTAGAAGTGGCTCTGAATATTCATCAGGCAATACAGTGCCGTGAAATTGTAAAGTTTCTTCTTTGTATATTTTCATTTGAACATCCGCCGCATTAGCCTCGAATATATCAGAGTACTGTTGAAATGTTTCAGATATTATTTCAAGTTCTGCTGATTTGGCTTTAATAGGATTTTCGCGTAAGTTTTCGGTTGTTTCACATCTTATGTGAATAGGATCACCGGACCCTTTTAAAGCTGTTATACTCCCAGAAAAGTTATTAAATAGCAATTCAACCCGCCATGTGTTTGCGAAGTGATCATCAAAGCGAAGTCGATATTTTATACCGTAGGACATTATGATACTCGATTAAGGTGTTGTTTTTGTTTCTCTAGTGTGGCATATAAATCGTAACCTTTTAACTTAAATTCGTACTTTCCTGCACCACCTCCGAGTTGATTAAGTTTCTCCCACGGTAAGATAAATTCACCTTTCCCGGAAGGGTTATCACCTACCATTGCAAGGGTAGGACTTTTAACAAAACCGCCTTGTGCAAATGAAGGAATAGCAGAAAATACAGCGGCGGTTCCAGCAGCGGCGGCGGCTCCCTGTATTAATGCTCCCCACCATGTTTTACCACTCTTTACGGCTTTAGCAATATTGGCGGCCGTTGCCTCTGCAATATAAGCTAATATCATTTGTTTAGCGGCATTTTTTACAGCATTGGCAAATGATTTTATATTTGTCACATCTGAAAAGGCACCTAAAATTATATCCGCGCTACGTTGTGCGTGTGATGCTGTAGTGTCAAATGCTTTTTGTTTACGTGCTTCAAGTTCTTCAAATACTTTAGTGGCATCCTCTAAAGCCGGTTTAGATGTGTCTACACTTATATCAGATGTTTTGCCTATGCCTATTTTACCTTCACGATCCATTGACGGGCTTGAAAACTTCCATTGTTGTTCGGCTGCTATTCGTGCGCTATCTGCAAGTTCTTTTTGAGCTTGTATTTGTTCTTTTGTTAGTTTTATATCTTTTTGTTTTACCGCTGCAATTTCAGATGTTGCTTTACTTAATGATTCTGTCGCGTCAAGTGATTCATTCATAGCTTCAATACCACGCATTATCATACCAACCCGAGACGGATCAATAGTAATTTTTAACGCTTGGAATAATGTTTGTGTTTTACGTGCTGCTTTTTCTAAAAATACAGTCAATTTAGCAACTAAAGGAGTAATTGTTTCCCCTATTATTGCTTTTGTATTCTTCCAACTAGCATTCATTCTCTCAATAGTGCTAGTTGTCGTTTCAATAGCATCTCCGCTTTTTGTCATTGCCTCTTCTGCTATTTCACCAACAGCCCTAGCAACATCAGCAACGCCAACAGCTTCAACCTCGATGCCTTTGAATTTTTCACGTAAAGCAACCGCGCTAATACCTAAATTGTCAAGAATAAGTGGGGATTTACGCCCAATACCCATGACAATAGAGTTAACAAGATAATCAACTGATTGTCCGGTTTGTTGTGCGCGAAGATGTGCGAACTTTAAAAGTGATCCTAACTGCTCTAAAGGTATTTGAAAATTATTAGCTTGAACAGCGGATTTCATTAAGTCTAAATCTGATACTGTCCCGCGTGTAGCTTTACGAAGTTCAGAAAGTAATCCGGGTTTATTAAGTGCGTCAAAAGCATATTTAACACCTTGTACCTCTCCTGCCAGTTTAGCGGCCTCCCAAGCAAAAGATACTATTTTTTCAACAGCAAATGCCCCCGCTATGAGTGAGCCTATTTTATTAACAGACTGCCCGAACTTACCTAATGTTTGTTCGGCTTCCCTAGTTCCGGCTTTTAGTTTGTCGGTTTTTGCACCGAAAACAACCCACATTTCACTTAAGATACCCATTCGCTTACTCCGAATTTACGTGCAATTTCTTTTAATTCTTCATTGGTTTTTGGTTTGATTTTTTCGGCATCATCCCAATCCCCAGGCAATTCATATATTGTTCTCGGGTCTTTACCGGCTATGGCTCCAAGTATTGACCTAGTGTTTCTTAATCCGTTTATAACTTTGATTTGATACCCTACACACCGTCTCATATAATTACCCCAAGTCATACCTAAAAATTCATCTAGGCTTAATCCTAATTCACCTAAAGCAAAGTCAAGAACGTCCTTACTTGTTACTTTTTTTTTCATCTTCCTCACCAGAAATCTCACGGATTGACTTACCGCCAATTTGGCTATCTAATAGTGTATTAACAATGGCCTTACTATTAGCAGAAGGCATACGGTCTAACCATGATTCAACTTGTTTTTCTGTATATAGAAATCTTTTTCCTAAATCACGAAAGTTATACGCCCAAGCAGCACTATAAATAGCCTTTATCATATATTCATTGCCTGGAAGTACGTTAAATTCATTCATAGCTAACTGAGTATGATCACTCATAAATAGCCATGACTCCATGCAAAAATGAAATCCCTGGTTACGCCATTTAAACGGCCAAATACCTTTCGGTACTTTGATTATGATTTTACCGTCCATTATGCAGATACAGTTCCACGGGCATGCGCTCCGGTTACCTGAATTGTTGCAGACCATGTTTGAGCTTCACCTTTTGAAGCTCCTAATTTCAAGTTTTGGATATATCCGTTACCCGAAATAGTCATTGCTCCCGCTGAAGTTTTACCATAAATCCAGGCAACTAAGGTACGGTTCGATTTGGCATCATACAGGTCTTCAATCGAGTAATTAGAGGTTCCTTCCTCTACCTTGCCATCCATTGTAATAGTTGCCCCATCTTCACCTGGTAGGTATTCTTTTGCATGTCCATTAGACTGATCAGTTGTTACATCAATCATATCGGTATCCATGTTTATTTCTTTTGTTACAGTACCGTCAACAACCGATGTAGCTAACTTTACTAAAATGTCATAGCCTAAGTTTTTAGCCATTTTCTTTGAGTTTTAAAATGATTCGTATTACTTTTCTGTAAATCAATTCCGTTTCTTTACGTTCGATAAAAGGTGTAATTGAATCCTTTCTAGGGTAAACGGTTAATTTAAAGCCTTCTATAACTAATTCTTTATCAACAAGTAAACTTAATATTTGAGAACTTATACTGTCTGCTGGTTTCCACTCGTTTGCTTTTGTCACTATATCCAAAGTAAAAGCACACTCATGACCGTCCCAAGTATCCGTACTATCATCCAAAGATTCAATACCGCTCAATGCAACAAAATCATAACTCCCTTCAGGGGAAGTGTAAACCGGGTAAGTCTTATTTTTATAGACTAACTGATCTTTAAGTAACCGGTAAACGGAGTTTAATATTGCATTTGAAGGATCTATCATCCGAATACTATTGTTATTTCAAGTACGTCCGAAGCCGTTGCCCCGGTTATATCCAAATGTTTCAGGGATGAGCTTATTGCCGGTGCGCCGTCAGCAAGATAAGCAAGTATATGCTGCCCAGGGGTAAGAATAAGCTTAAAAGCAGCACCAAAAAGTAAATAAGCAGTTGCGGTACCGAAGGTTATCGTGATATTACCGGCGTTCGTCGATTTAGAACGGAATTTAATAGCCCTTACCTTTTTAGTAAGGAGTGTTGAAGCCATTGAAATTCCTTCAGGATCACTCAATGCAGTAAAGTCAAATGTCTGTAATGATCCAGTCATTGTAAGGTCATCCGTATAAGCATATTCAACATCAGGAGTTGTATTAGAAGCTAGTCCGATTGAATCGTTAGTGCCGTCAATCTGTACGTCTTTTGTCGACATATTATCACCCTGTAACTTACCGTTTATAGTAAGCTTACTTTCGATGTTCGCGGTTATTGTATTCATTTTTTAAATAGTGTTTTTAATCGTTTTAAAAGTTCTTTTTGTTCTTTGAAAAAAGCCGGAAATAAATAAGGCCTAGCTGGTAAATTCACTTGTCTTATTCCTTGTCCTTTAAATTGCATTGCATAATCTTCAAGTCCTTCAGGCACATCAACCAGTGTCCCGGTCCCAAATTCAACATAAGGCGCGTATTCTTTAGCCGCAACAACATCAGTTTTTATCTGAGTTGGGTAAAATCTAGGCCTTATAGCTCCCTTTAATCCTTGTATTATTGTTGTAGGAGCTGCATTCATTGCATTTTTATGTACGTTATTGGCTGCGTCAACTAATTCATCATATATCTTTGCCTGTTTTTGACTGCTCCACTTTCTTACATCCCTCAGACACCTGTTAAGGTCGGATTGCTCTACGCGTACGCTAATCATTATAATATGCAATTAATTCAATGAACTGATCACGCGGGCCTTTGGACGGTACAACAGAATGAATTTTCATTTCTTTGCTTTTCCATCTTAACTTATACCCACCTTTTACTTCTTTCATTTTGTCGTATCTGATTGTAATTTTGTACGGCTGCTTGTTAAATTCCTTAAAGTACTCAAGCGATATAAGACCTTGCATTGTTTCAACCTTTGCCCAGCAAGTAAAATAATCCGTGAATGTTGTCTCAAAGCCTCCTTGCTCATTTGGTATATTTGAAGGGCTTAGTATAGTCACCTTATCTGTTAAACTTCCGACCATTGTATGTAAGGATAAACTTTTTCGCGAATAGAACTTGGTACGTTACCGGTTAATCCCCTGTTGAAATACCAAAGGTTAACCAGTTCGGCAATAGACAATTTCAAAGCACTCGGTAATGCATTGCAATTAGCAGCACCATATCCGGCAATATATTCAACACGGTATGTTGACAAATAGTCAGATTCGGCAACCAAAAGACTAACCGCTACACGAATTGATTTTTGCTGTTGACCCTGTACATAATAACCCTCATTAAGAACTAAAGCAGTGCCTTCAGTACCTTCATTATCAACCGGTAAAAGCGATGTAACGGACGAAATCGGAGCAAAAGGTAATTCAAATTCATCGTCGTAAATATCATCTTCACCAAATTCAACGACGAACGTTTTCTGAGCCAATGCCCTTTGTGTAATTCCTTCAATAGCTTCCCTAGCGGCTTTAACCATTTCAGTGATCAAAGCCTGTTCAGTTGCGTCCGGCTCTATCTTTAAATAGTTATTGATAAAAGCAGAATCAACCGGCTCAGTTGCTACGTCAGTTTTTATTTTTACGTCCACGTTTCTTCAGTTCTTTGGTTTGTCCTACTTCTTTGAGTTCCTTTACAAGTTCTGGTTCATTCGGCACTTGATTAACTTCCGGATCGAACCATTCACCTTTACCGTCTATAATAAAAGGCTCTAAAAACCTTTCATCGTCGGTTATGATCTTTCCGGTATTTGAACCTTTGATTATTTTTACGCTTCGTATCATTGTTTTAAAATTAGGGAGGGCTTTTAAACCCTCCCGTTTAATTAATCGTTCTTTCCAACGGCTCGAAAACGAACATAGTTAATATCCCATTCACCGTCGCCCGATATGGCCCCGGCAATTCTGAGATAACGCCATGCAACACCTGTCGATAAATCGGTTATAAATACAGTACCGGATGCAGATTGAGCTTCTGCCCCTGCTGCATTAACAAGTGTATCAATTTCCGTATAATCAACTCCGTTCATTGATCCCTGAAGAATAGCAGTACAGTTAACCGTTCCTGAAATTTCCTGCAATTCGACTTCAACCCGGTATAAGTACAAATCAGAACGAGGTACGCCCCAATCAATATTAGTTCCCGTTCCACTTACCATTGTGTCACCAGCAACGCCGGTATACTCAAAGTAATTAGCTGCGCTGAAGTCCAGAGCGGCCGTCCTTGCCTGTGCATTTACGTTAATCGCTGCTACAACGAACAACAAACTAACCAAAAAAATCAGTTTTTTCATTGTTATGCAGAAATTAAGTTAATACCAGCAGAGAAAGTACCATAAACAAAAGCATAAGCGTCAACGTTTGCTTTTACGACAAATGCCAGCCTTTGAGTAGCCAAGAAGGTAACAAGGTTATGAGTGAAATCAGTATCATGCTGTTCAGCCATTCTGATTTCAAGATCACGCCTCATATAAGCCTTTGCACGGGTAAAATCACCTACCAGGAACGAGCCGGCAGTAATGAAGTTACTTACATAAACAGGTACGCCGTCAACAGTAAAACCAGTGGGAGCAAAAGGAACCATCAAATAACGATTTTCACCGTCTTTCAAAAGCTTCATATTTGCAGCGTCAACAGGATTAACAACAATACCGTTAGCCTGGAATCCAGTTCTATTGGTAGTTGCTGTATTACCCAAAGCAACCTGAAGAATAGCGGCAAGAAGAACATCAAAACGGTTTGCGGCTGTTACTGCATCAAATCCAGAAGGTTTGGCAAATACCTTTGCCACGGCAGCGGTTGTATTGATAAGACCAAGCAATTCACTATTTGCGGACAATCCTAACAACATCTGACGTTCACGTTCAGCAGGAATATGATAATCCAGCATTTCCATGATTTCGGAACGGATGAAATCAGTATCTTCCAATTTATTCCGGGAAACCTTCATGTGTTCAGCAATATCCCTTACTGAATGATTGGTTACGGTCCATCCTGCATAAGACTGACCAGCAGCGGCAATTTCAGTACGTGCGGCAGCTCCTGATGTTTCAGAAGTCCTTTCAGCAACACTTACAAGGTCTGAATTTGTAAACGCTTTTGAAACCAAGTTCCAAATAGCCAAATTCATCCTCGGCTGCACTCCGATAATCGGATCACGATATGACTGAATCAGAGGCTCTGCGGTTTGAGTAAATGAGTTACTTGTGGTAATCTCATTAGCCTTTACGCTTTTAATTATCGGGGTCTTATTTTTGCAGGCTGTTTTGTAATCGTCTGATTTCAGAAAATCATCAACCTGTTCGGAAACCGATTTTTCACCCTTACCCTGGCGTGTGCCAAGTTCTTTTATGTCAAGTGCAATTTGGTCAACCTGTTTCTGCATTTTTTCAGCATATTCCTTGTCAGCCAAAAGCCCTAACTTGCCGGTAATCTCATCCATCTTTTTTGTGAGTACATCGGCATCCGCTTTTTTCTCAAGGTCCTTTTGAAGTTTTTCAAACGACGTATTGAGATCATCGGTTAGCTTTTTCAATTCTTTTTCATCCACGTTTTAAAAGTTTTAAATTGTTTCGTAAATACTCTATCGGCTCGGTTCCTGTGGATTTCGGCTTTAATTGAGTGAAACCCGGCAATTGTTCGAGTGATTTTATTAATTGTTCCGGTTGTAATTTACCGGCTTTTATTGCTTCTTCAAGTTCTTTAATCAGTTCTAAATCTGATTTAATAGAAATAGTAGGAGTGCGTTCATTTGCGCCCCATGCTGTTAAACTCGATGCTTCCCATAGTTTATACTCGGTTATTACTTGAGCGTCCTGTGACTTATCCTGATAAGCCTTAACAATGTCATATCGAAATGAATGTTCTGTTATCGCTCCTGCCTTGTACATTTCGTACACATCCTTACCCAATACAGTAGAGAGCATTAATTTAGATCGCATCCATGCCCCGTATTCATCTTCACCCATTTCCTGAACAACTCCAGGTACTTGATCAGTTCTATGATTAAGAACGTGTTTAATTCGCGCTTTATTATCGCTAATAGTTTTTGTAAAGGC